GCGCACAGTTGGCGCGGGCCTGCGCGGCCGTGCAGTAGAACTGCTCCAGCGGGTAGTCCTGTTGCAAGACGTACCAAAAGATGAGCCGCTCAAAGGCGGCGTTGTGGGCGCGTATCTGGTGGCCTGTGAAGTCAGGCAACGGCCCGCCAGTCCACACCTGAACCTCGCCGTCGTCATACGCATAAGCCACGCACAGTACTTCTGTGGACAGGCTCTGCGCATAATTGTAGACGCCTGCGCTTTTCAGGTCGCAGGCGCTGCGGCTTTCGAAATCACAGTACACGATGCTCATCTAAGACCCCATCGTGTGGCGCGGCCTTTAGCCAACGCCTGCATGTTTTTTTCGCGATCTCTAGCACCATGCGCGTATGCGTCGCGAATGTTTTCGCTTCGTGTACCCCAATGCAAATTTTCTAACCGGTTATCGCTCGGCACGCCGTTCCTATGCAGACATTCACGCCCAGCGTAGGGCGCGCCAACAAACGCAAGCAGCACAAGCTCGTGAACGCACCGGCTATTTCCCTTGCCCAGCGCCACAGACAAATGGCCGAGAGGCATGCGGCCGGGTCTAAGCATGCGGCCTTTCTTGCGCGAGTAATACTCGCCTTTAACCGGCCCGCTGCATTTGACCGCCGCATCTAACGATCTGACGCGGCCCAAGTCGCTCACCTCGTAGCGCCCTTCATGCCCCGGTACGGCTTTCCAATTTTCAGTCATACACCCGCCAAAGAAAAAAGCCCTAGTCTGAACTCTCACCGTGAGGTGTTGGCGGACTCGCAAGATACGAGCAGAGTTCAGACTAGGGCTTACCTTGAGCGCGCCGCCAAGCGCGCATGCATCTTACCGTATAAAGTTATGCCCGACGGCGGCGGGTCGGCTCGGTAGACTCTGGAGGTTCTTCATCCCCTTCCATGCCGATCCAAGACTGCACGTCGAACAGCGGCGTGTAAATCTTGCCAAAGCTCTTGTGCTGGTAGAACTCCTTGTTCAGCAGGATCACCGGCACTGGCTTGCTCGGGTCGGCCTCGACCTGGGCAGCAATCGCCACGGCAATGGTCTGGACACCGCGCTTGCCGCCCACTGACGTGGATGAGTAACGCACCTCCAAACCCTTGTCCTCGCCGGTCAGGCACTTGAGCGACATGCCGACCTGCTGCTCCCACCCCTTCTTCGCACCGGCAGGCACCGGGCCATGCTCTGGCAGCGGCTCGGACACCGACGCCATCATTTCACCGAGAACTTCACCATCGCCCCAAGCGATCCAGCCGTGGACAAACGCAAACGGGTTGACCGCCCAGGTCGAGCCGGCCTCGACTTCGTCTTGGTCGGAACCAAAGACCCAGTGACCAGTGCGGTCCATCTTGAGGATGGCCACACCAGGCGCCTCACGCGGCGCGATGGCGCGCAACGATTGGGCAAGAGACGCAACTGCCGGCAAGCCGGCTGATTTGAATGCTACGAGATTAGACATTACAGTACCTTTTTCAAAAGTTGACCCAGCTGGAGGATGGCTGGCCGGGGGTCGGAATCCGGTGCCATTGTGTTGCCCGACGACACGCTGACAGTGAGACCGTCGGGAAGCTTTTTGAGCTTCTTTTCGGCCACTGCTGGCGAGACCAGCGTCACAACGTCGGGGTCTTTCAGGCCGGCCTCGACCAAGGCCACACGCGCCTTGTCCTCATCCAACCATTTTCTTGTGCCGCGTTTGGCGACCAGTTTGTAGCCTGGGATCACCTGGCCATTGTCCAGAGCGCGCTGCGCCAACTCGCGCAGGCCGGCGATCCAACTGTCGAGCAGGTCGGCCTGTTGAAGATAGACGCTGATCTGCTGCTTGTCCAGCGCGTCGAACTGCACCTTGACGGCGCGGTCGACTGCGCCGGTCAGGATGGGGCAGACTGGCTTCGCAGTACACCAGCGGCAGTGGTCACCGGACTTCAGCGCCGCGTCAGGCTTGACCGCCTGCTGCACCGCGTCGAAGAGTTGGTCTTCGAACCGCGATATTCGGGCGCGGGTGGTGACCCAACGCTTGATCATCGGCGGCTGGATGATGACCAGCTCGACCTCGGTGACGCCTTCAAAGGCCCACGGTTGTGAGCGCCGCGCAGCAGCAGCGTAAAACATGAGCTGCATGTTCTCCTCGGCCTCAACGATCACGCCGTCGCCAAATTTCCAGTCGAGGATGACGGCGCGGTTGCCGATCTTGCCGAGCACATCGACGCTACCAAAGACGCCCGGAATGAAATCGCCGAAGTCGACGCGCACCTCGACGGCCAGTTCCATGTCCTTGTCAGGGTCGACCTGATCCAGCAGCGCCAGCGCCGGCACGATCTTGGTGTCGTGCAGCTCTTCAGAGATGCGCTGCGGCGTCTTGCCGTCGATGACGGCCGCGATGACATCGTGCAGCAGCGTACCCTCGGCGGCGTACTTGCTCTCAGCCTGGGGCGGCATCTTGGCCACCATCGCGACACTGCCGGGGCAGTTGATGACCCGGCTGGCGGTCGAGCCGCCGACGATCTTACTGTGCGCTGTCATCTTGCGCTTCTTCTTCTTTAGCCTCGACAAACGTTGCTGTCGTGGTGTAGCTGTAGCCCCTCAGTTCGTCCAGATCGAACTGCTCGCCGAACGCGGCGCGAACATGGTCTAGCAAGATGGCCTTGATGTCTGCTTCGTCTAGGGTGATCTTCACTTTACTGTACTCCTTGGTTGATGGAGACTGAACTGTAGCAAGCCAAAAAAGACTTGTCAAGAACTTTTTTACTGTGTTACAGTTGATGCCTCACAAGGAGCAGACATGATCACTTTCCAGACCGCCCCCCGAGGGATTGCCACTGTAACAGAGGCCCACGCGCAGTCAATGCGCGATGTGTACGCCGGCCTCAAGCCGCTCAAGCCGACCAAAATCAAGCCGCCCAAGCGCCAGTTCCCGCGCTTCTACCCGGGCATGACGACAGAGTCGTACATCAAGCAGTTCTATCAACTGAACTTGATGTCTGGCCACTACCCGTTCAGCGAGACGCTGGAGCGCGAGGCGCCCATGCTCAACCCGGCAGAGCCTGAAGGTGAAGGAAGTTGATGTCGAGCGGCACCTTGTCCGGTTGGTCGAGAAGTCCGGCGGCAAGGCGTACAAGTTTGTCAGCCCGGGCCGGGCTGGCGTGGCCGACCGCCTGGTCGTGCTACCTGGCGGGCGCGTCTGGTTTGTTGAACTCAAGGTCAAGGGCGGTCGCCTGTCGGCGTTGCAGCAAGTCTTTTCGTCCGACATGGCCGCGCTAGGTCAAAACTATATCGTGTTGTGGAATAAAGAAGATGTTGCTACGTTCATATCAATCCATTGCGGCTGACTTCCTGTACGAGCATGACCGGGCGATGATCCTTGCGCCGGTCGGTGCAGGCAAGACCGCCATCACCCTGACCGCCATGCGCGGGATGCTGCGCGACGGTCACGCCACCCGGTTCCTCGTACTGGCGCCTAAGCGCGTTGCCGAGCATGTCTGGCTGGAAGAGAAAGCGAAGTGGGCGCCAGAGGTCACGATGGCGGTTGCCGTGGGCACGGCCAAGCAACGCGCCGCTGCGTTGCGGGCCGACGTGCAGGTGGTAGTGACCAACTACGAGAACCTGCCCACGGGCGGGTTCGATGGCGTGGTGTTCGATGAGTTGACCAGGCTGAAGAACCCGAGCGGCCAGCGGTTCAAGTTGTTGGAGAAGTTCTTGCGCGAGGTCAACATCCGTTGGGGTCTGACCGGCAGCTTCACCAGCAACGGCCTAGAAGATGTCTTTGGCCAATGCAAGATCATCGACCCGGCGCTGCTGGGGCGGCTCAAAGGCGTCTTCCAGCAGCAGTACTTCTCTCTGATCAACAAGGAGTTCAACCAATGGGAGCCACGCGCCGGGGCGCTGGAGCAGGTGATGGAGCGCATCAAGCCGGCCACGTTCTTGCTTGAGTCGTACACGTTGCCAGACCTGAACGTGGTCGAGGTGCGCTGCCAGATGGACTTGAAGCAGTACAAGCAAATGAAGAAGGACATGGTGCTGGAGTTCCCCGACGCCAAGGCGATTGCGGTCAACGCTGGCGTGGTGACGGGCAAGCTCCAGCAGATGGCTTCAGGGTTCGTCTACGCCGATGGCGCGCCGCAGTGGATGTCACCCCACAAATTTGACGCGCTGGACGATCTGCTGGCCGAAAATCAACGCGCCAACACGCTGATTGCGTACAACTTCAAGGCCGAACTGGCTGAACTGAAGCGGCGCTACCCGCACGCTCAGACGCTGGACGATGACAACGTCATCGAGCGGTGGAACAAGGGCGAGGTTGAACTATTACTGGTTCACCCCAAGAGCGCAGGGCATGGGTTGAACTTACAGTACGGCGGCTGCAAGGTGGTGTTTCTGTCGCTGCCCTGGTCGCTGGAACTGTACGAGCAGACGATAGGCCGGCTGCACCGCAGCGGCCAGGCGCGCCCGGTTTGGGTTTACCTGATGATCACCGACAAGACGGTCGATGAGAAGATTTGGCGCGCACTGCGCGACAAGCGAACGATTTCTGACATAGCCATAGAGGAGTTGAAATGAAGCTGACTTGGAGAAGCATGCACGAGGTGCTGACGAAACTGTCTGAGGAAGAAGTGCTGAAGCTGTTGCAAGAGGAGCAGGCCGGTGCCAACCGCATCACCATCCTGCTGCGCCTGCCCCAGCGGTACTGCGTCCTGCGCCTTGAGCGCGAGCGTATTCTGATCCTGCGCGGGGCGATGGCAGCATGAACAAGCCGCCGAGCATAGGGTGGTGGCCGACTGGGGGCCATAGCGTTAGTTGGTGGGATGGCAAGAACTGGAGATGGCCATGCTTAGATACGGACAGTCTGAAGACTGTGGTGCGATACAGCAGCAAGATCGACACCGCGAAGAACATCAAGTGGTATCCACGGCCCGATTGGTGGCCTGAACGGTCGAAAACGTGATTCATTACCACGGGTTACCGATCAATCCGCAAACGGTGGCCCGCCATGCCATAACGGGGGGGCACGCGTTTGTGTCGTTTTGCGATACGCAACCTTTGGGGTTGGCCGTCGAAGTTTGCCAGTCGTTTGCGATTGACAACGGCGCATTTTCGGCCTGGCGCAGTGGCAAGCCAATAACGGACTGGCGCGAGTACTACGCTTGGGCTGAGATGTGCCGTCGCATTCCATCGTGCGACTTTGCGATCATTCCGGATGTCATCGACGGCAGCGAACTTGCCAACGATGCGTTACTTCTGGAATGCCCGTTGCCGTATTGGTTTGCGGCGCCGGTGTGGCACATGCACGAATCGCTGGACCGGCTGGAGCGGTTGGCGGCGTTCTACCCACGCATTTGTTTGGGTAGTTCCGGCGAGTACGCAACGCCGGGAACGCCGACATGGTGGACGCGCATGGACAAGGCGATGCGCGTTGTGTGTACGCCGGACGGGGAACCTCTGGTCAAGTTGCACGGGTTGCGGATGCTCAACCCCAGGGTGTTTACGCTGTTGCCGCTGTCGAGCGCCGACTCAACGAACATAGGTAGAAACGTGGGGATAGACCAACATTGGAAGAAGGGAAACTATTTGCCGCCAACCAAAGAAGCCCGCGCCGCAGTCATGCGAGCGCGAATTGAGTCTCACAACGCAGCAACAAGGTACACATTTCTATGATCGCAATTGCCGTTTTGGTTTACGCCGCCGCCATGATTTTGGCAAACTTGTCCGTGGCCACGTTTGGCCCAAGCGTGACGCCAGTCAATGCTTTTGTGCTGATTGGTCTTGACCTGACCATGCGCGACTGGTTGCATGTCCGCATCAAGCCTTGGCAGATGGCGGCATTGATTGCAATCACCGGGTTGCTGACGTATGCGCTGAACCCTACTGCCGGCAAGATTGCGGTGGCAAGCGCGTGTGCGTTTAGCGCCGCTGCGCTTGTGGACTGGGCGACGTTCACAAGGCTACGCGGGTCTTGGATGTACCGGGCAAACGGGTCTAACGTGGCAGGTGCGGCCGTAGACTCGTTGATCTTCCCAACCTTGGCTTTTGGGGCGTTGATGCCCCAGATCGTATTGGCGCAGTTCTTGGCAAAGATTGCCGGCGGCGCTATTTGGACTTGGATTTTTAACCGGAGCAAGACATGACTGAGGAAGACGATTATGAGTATTACCGGCGCATGTTTTGGAGCAGCATCGTGTGGTCGGTAGCCATCGTGGCGGGGTTTGGCCTGATTGCGTGGTTGGCATGACACACATCGGCTGGATGGTCAGTGAGTCAGGCGTTTGCATCCTGCTCACCAGGCGCCGCGAAGAGATGCAGTACTGGGTAGACCTCGGATGCGATGCGGTGCCGCTGTATGCAGTGCCCCCGGTGTAACGCGCCAGCCGGCGTACTTGAGACCCGGCAACGCCCCAATAACCTAACTTGGAGAAGGTACAAATGCTACAACAACCACAGGTTCAGCACAACGGAACAACTAAGCGATTCGCCCGTTCGCTCGACGAAGCCTTTGGCGGCGGCGGGTACGCTATATACCACTATAGAAACCGTTGGTCATGGTTCAACCGCGCCGCCGTCTGCGGTCTTTGGGTTTTGGCACTGGTGTGGGGAGTGACGCTGTGGACCTGAAAGAACAACTCATTCGGGATGAAGGGGTAGTACGTCATGCGTATGAAGACAGTCTTGGTTTTCTTACTATCGGCGTTGGCAGGCTCATTGACAGTCGTCGCGGTGGTGGTCTGGCTCCTGATGAAATTGAGTATCTACTTACCAATGACGTTATTGAAAAGTCTAAGCAAGTCTTGGCGGCGTTTCCGTGGACGACCAAATTAAGTGAACCTCGTCGGGCGGTGCTGATAAACATGGCCTTTCAGATGGGTATTGGCGGGTTGCTCAAGTTCAAGCGGATGCTGGGGTCCATTGAGGACGGACAGTACGGCGAAGCGGCGGTTGAGATGCTGGACAGCAAATGGGCTCAACAGACGCGGGAGCGCGCAAAACGTTTGGCTAGGCAGATAATTACAGGGGAGTGGGTATGAACGGACTAATACCTCGCATCGACAAAATGGTCTATTGCATGAGCCATGAATACGTTGGCTGTGATGCTGGTTATTGGGAAGAAGAAATCAAACTGTTGATGGATTGCAGGGAAGCGCTTGTGAAGTTGTTCATGTTGCCTGTGGAGAATGGGTATGAGTCTTGACCCCCTCACCGCTGCGCTAGACGCAGGCAAGACTATCCTCGACAAAATTTGGCCTGATGCCGGAGAGCTAGAGCGTAGCAAGGTGCAGATGGCGCTGGCTATTTACTCAGGTCAGGTCGAGATCGTCAAAGCAGAAGCGCAGTCGGATCATTGGCTTGCTGCTTGCTGGCGACCTATTCTCATGTTGACCTTTGGTGGGCTGATCGTGGCTCGCTGGTTGGGGTTCTCTGCGCCTAATATAACGGAGGCTGAAGTACTGAAGCTCTGGGACATTGTGCAGCTTGGCTTAGGTGGCTACGTCATCGGGCGCAGTGTTGAGAAAGTTGTGCCCGCTATAGCTGGAGCGTTGAAGAAATGAAAGACTACATCGCAGGGGAAGCCCGGTGGCAGTGCCCAGCACAGGGCGCTGATCTACCACCAACCGGGGCGAAGTGCCTGATCTTGACGACGGGCGGGGTGTGCGTTGTCGGTGCGTGGGGGCAGGGGTGTGTAGCGTGGGCACCGCTCCCGAGGATGCACGACGAGGTGCGCAATGCGCTGGATAGCGCGGACATCAAGCAACGCATGGGTCAATGGCCGAGGGAACTATGAACGAACGAATCAAAGAGTTACTTGCCCGACCGTCACTGGAACGGTTGAACGATTGGGCAAACATTGGGCCGGTGCAGAAAGCGGCTCTGGAAGAGTTTACCGAGTTTGTCGTTAGGGACTGCGCTGTTTTCATGCCAGACCATGATTTATACCTAACGTTGCTACATTTATATGGAGTTGAGCCATGAACGACCGCATCCACAAGCTAGCCGAGCAAGCTGGCATGAACATTAAAACGAACGTCATTGGCACGGCGTTGGTCTTTGGTACGTTTGAGGGTTACAAGACCTCGCATATTACTACCGAGGAGTTGGAAAAGTTTGCCAATCTCATCGTGCTGAAATGCGCCCAAATAGTTGAAAACGAAGCGGCTCAATACGCTGCCCCAGTTTGGGCAGTTGAGCTAATAAATGACATGCACGAACACTTTGGGATGAAGCCATGACTGAGACCGAGAGAAACCTAGACCTACTGCTAGGCGATGCCCTAGCGGAGAACGAGCGTTTGCGGCGCGAGTTGAAGTACCAAGACGCCAGAGACAACCACATCGGCACGCATGGCCCCGACTGCTGGGCATGGGGGCCAAAGCATTACGAGTGCGCGCTGCGCCACATAGGGGGCTCAAATGATGCACCCTGAAACCGAGTTGCTGATGCACCTAGCTTCCAACCTAGTCCGCGAGTACCCGAATGGCGTGAGCACAATCGACATGCACCTGCGCATGGCGATCTCGTTGGACAAGACCCGCAAGATATTGTGCTTTGCCCGCAAGGCTCGGCTACTGGGCGTGGCTGGCTCCGGTGTCACCGCTCGATGGGCATCACCTGAAAGAGCGGCAGAGCTAGACGCCGGGCGATGGACGAAGCGCAAGTTGCAGCACAAGTCTTGCCGGGACCGCAGGACAGCAAGGATTGCCGCCCGCCAGGCCGCGTCGGAACTGGCGCCGCGTCGAGTGGCGAAGCCGTTCAAGCTCCACGCACCGAATTCAGTATGGCAACTAGCGGAGTTCCTATGCGACCCACAAAAGCGGCGATAGACGCCATACGCGAAGCCTACATGGCCGACGTCCTGACGATCCGAGCGCACATCCTGGCGCTCAATGATCCCCATTTAGAGGACGCCTGGGCCGGGATAGAGACGTTTGCGGCTGTGGCGCTGCGGGTGATGGCGAAGACCAACCCTAGCAAGCTGCGCAGCGAGATGGTGACTGTGGGTATCTCGGCGCTGTTATGAGCGATCGACCTTGCCGTCCAGCTTGTCAAAGATCCGCCCCAGCAAGTCGCGGATCTCTTTGAGGTCTGACCTGTAATCGTCCCGCGTCACATACGTCTTAGGTAGCTCGACCGACAGGCGGGTCAGGTCGGCTTGAAGCATCTTGACGGAAGTCCACAACTCCCTGGCGAACCAACCGGTGACGGCACAAGTGGTGCCGAGGCCAATGTCGATCAGGTGTTGTGGGTCCATCAGATAATCCTAGCAAGGAGTGGCGCCGCCCCACCGGCGCAGGTTGCTAGGGCATCGAACCATTCTACACCGTGGGTCGGCATCAGACCCGCCTTGACGGCTCGCTGGTTAGAGAGCCAGTCAATGGCCTCCTTGCCCACTGCTGCGGCCACCACGAGGCCGTAGGCTGCGTCAGGGCGACGGAAGATCGCTAGGGCGGCTAGGAAGATCAGGGCGCCGTAGATGGCGTGGTTGGCTTTGTCTGCGGGCAGTTGGGGCATCATGGCGCGAGTGCGTTGGTTACGGAAACAACGGCAGGCGCAGCCTGGCTTCTGAGCGCAGCGCCAAGTTTGTTCGACGTAGCACCAATGTTGGCGCGAGTGGTTTGTGCTTTGGCTAGTGCTTCTGCGGCGCCGCTAGAAGTGGACAACTCGTTGGCAATCTGCACCGCCAACTTTTTGTCTATGCGGCCTTCAAGTCGTCCAAGGAGCGCGTTGACAATCGACATCACCTTGTTCAACGGGAAAACGTGCGGCGTCACTTCTGCTTTGAACAACCGCGCTGCCGTTGTGCCTGCTTTACCACCTTGGGCTGCAAGTTCTTCAAACTTTGCGCCTGCCGCCAGTTGCGCCTGAATGTTTGCCACAACTGCGCGGACTTCAGGCATTCCTTGCGTAAGGTTGTCAAGGTTCTTTGCCGCTGCCATAGCGTTGGCCGGCAACTTGCGGCTTGTTTCTTGCACCAATTGCAACGTTTCGGCGGCGTCCTTCATGGCGGCAAACGTTTTTGCAGCGGTTGCCGGCTCACTTGCCTTGAGCACCCGCATGATGCCGGCTTCGTTAGTAGCGAGATGGTCTAGCATCTTGGCACCATCTTTTAGCGCCGCCGCGTCCTGCATGACGCCTCGCGCCAGTGCGGACTTGGCCGGCGCGTCCATGCGCCTCAGCGCCATGTCAGCCGTCATCGGGTCGGCCACTACCTTCTGGCGCAGGTCTTTGACGTACTTAAAATTCAAAGTGTCTGAAGCAGTTTTCAACGCTTCGTTTTCTTTGGCAAACTGCGCTATGACTGACGGTTTGATGTTGGCTTCTTGCGCTGCCAATGCTTCTGCTGCGGGCGTGAACTCGGCCTTTACTTTGCCGGGGATGGCCTTCGTTGCTTCTTTGACGCCTTCTGCGGCAATTTTCAGCCCTTGCGCCTGGCTAGCAACGCGCTCAATCTCGGCGCCAAGCCCCATGCCCGCTTTGTCGTACACATCGATAATCTCTTTGTGCGTGTCCAACCATTGTGCCGCTGTGTCTGCGGATACTTTTTTGCCTGCGCCTGTAACTTCGACAACATCCCTGCGGAACTGATCCAGAATGCCGTTCTTGAGAACTTCCATTGCTGCCGGATCGCGGGCAAACGTGCGAACGTATGCTTTTGCTTCTTGGATGGTACTGATGCCCGTGGGCACTATTTGTTCTGCTGACAGTTGGGGCTGTCCCAGCCTGTTAGCCCGATCGGTAGTAGAAAGCTTGCCCGTGTAGAACGGTTGCACAACTTCAGTGGTGTGAAGTTGTTTTGCAGCGTTGTACGCATCCACTGCTTCTGCCGGAGCGCCGCGTGCAATGGCCGCGTTCAACTCACCACGAATTGTGTTGATGTTGTTGCGCAATGCCGTTGCTGCCGTGTCGCTGGGAAGCGCACTCGCCAGCTTTCCGTACGCTGCCGACAACGCCCGATTGACCGTGGCGGCGTCTTCCAGCGTTGCCATAGCAGGCGGCGTCTCTGGCGGGATTCTGTTTTTCTCTAGGCCGATGCCGCGCCGCATTGGCGGCTCAGGTGGCTGAAACGCCCGTTGAATGCGGCTTAGTTCGCTTGGCACCGTGTTTGGCGCCAGCACCGACAACAGGTCTTGCCCAAGCGCCTTGGCCCTGTCAACAACACTTTGGATGTTGAACGGTTCAGGCGCAAGTTCAAACGCTTTCTTGTACGCTGGTCCGGTGACTTGGGTCTGGGTTTCTTTGAGCAGTCTTTCTTTGGTTTGCCCAAGCGCCGCGCCCGATTCGCTAGGGTCGATGTCAGGCAAAGTCTTGTGCAAGTTGGCGCGTTGCTGCGCCAAGCTGGCTTCTGCGGCTTGCTGTTCTGCCGTCAGCACGCCGGTACGGGCGGCTTGCTGCTCTGCCAGTTTGGCAGCAGCGGCTTCCGCTTGCGCGGTCAACGCGGCGGTCTGAGTTGCTTCTTGCCCTTGCAAGGCAGCACGCTCGCCAGCCAAAGTTTGTGACACTGCTTTACGCGGGGCTGACAGGCCGGCGGTAGCCGTAGGTAATGCTTGCTGAGTCAACGCGTTTGCAGACGCTTGCGCGCCAGCCAATTGATTGGCTTGCACCGCTCTACGTTCCGCGTCCAGCGCGTTGTACATGCGCTGCGTTTCGGTCGATGCGTTGCTGGCGGTTTTGGTGAACGCGGCAAGGCCAGGCGTGCCGGTGATAGCGGCGGCTTCCTGTATGGTCTTGCCTTGCTTAAGCAAGTCCATGACCTCGCCCATCAGCACCGGGTTGTTGTCGAGTGCTGCCGCAAGACCTTTGTACTTGAGCTTTTCCGGCGACACAACAGCCATGATGCTGCTTGCGCCTTTGCCAAGTACCGGGCCAACCTTTTCAATGGCGGCTGCAACCGGCGCAAGTGGGTTGGTGACTCTGCCAAGTTCAGAGGCGACTTCACCTGCTGCACGCGCCCCCGGCACGCCCAATCGAGCGCCGGCCTTCAACGCGCCGCCGCCGGCCCCCAGCAACGTTGATAGATCAGCCGCTGCCCCTACAGGGTCAGTCATGAATGTGCGCTCGATTGAAGCTAATGACCCGTACCGGTCTTTCATCGCGCCGCCAAACTGATTGGCCGCAGTGACGGCGCGTTGAGCGTTTTGAGGGTTGGAAGAAAACGAGTTGACAAAACCCACTACTGGCTTTGGCAATGCGTTTTGAAGACCGCCTGCGGCAATGTCAAGCAAACCAGATGCTGTTTCAATCGGGCTTGTTATGGCCTGCCCTATCCCACGCAACAAGCCCCCCGCACTGCTAGGCACTGCTTCAATTGCAGGCTTCAAATATGCACCTGCCAAAGCCATCAGCGGGTTGGCAAATTGAGGCGAAGACTCACCCATCGCAGTGCCGCGAGTAGGTGCTGGGGCTGGAGTCGAAGTTGCGCCAGACAACTGCGGATTTTGGCGCATCACCTCCGCTTTGACTTGATCTTGCGTGGCTCCTTCCGGGCCTTCAATTTGATACGTTTTGCCATCCGGCGCCGAGATGCGGTATGTCGTCATGGAGTGACCACCTGAATTTGACCCCACCCGCCTTTAGCGGCGTTTGCGCGAGTGGGGGCGCCAGGCGAAGGCGTGGGCGGGGGTGCAGCGCCGCCGCCTGTCCCGTAGAGCGCGGCCAGATTTGCCAACGCACGGCGATTGGCCTCAAGGTCCAACGTCGGGTCTGTAGCTGTTGCCAGCATCATCTTCAGTTCTACGTTGGAGTCCATCTGCTTTGCGGACATGCCAGTGGCGTTCTTAATGGCCTGAACCAACAAGGGGCGCGTCTGCACAATGCTGTTTCGTTGCGATTGCGCTTGCGTGCCGAAAAGTCGCCCTGTTGCTTGGCCCAATCCAGAAGATGCTATGCCAGCCATAGCGTTTGAACCCGCCCTTAGACCCGTGCTGGTTATGCCACCTTCGTCGCTCAAGGCATCGTAATAGTTGCCAAGTTGCGCTACAAGGTTGTCAACTTGCCCTCTCGACTTGTCTGTTTCGGTTTGCTTGGTTGCGGCTTTTTCTTCCCGCGCAACGTATCCCGGTTCGCGGCCTGCTACACCTATAACCCCTGGCGAACCCATTCCCCCACCTCTGTACACCCTAGTGTCAATTGAAATCATTTGCTTAGGGTTGGTGGGATCTACTATAGGGTGTACGCTTGGCGTTGGTTCAGCGCGCGGGGCGCGGTCAACTGGCTTAGGAACCAAATCACCATAATTGCCAGACACATTAAATTTTGCTAGCGAAGCAGGCGTAAAGTCATTAGGGCTAACACTCCCAATGCTTTTTCCAGGTGCCGCAGGTGCCGTATAAACCGGAACGCCGTTAGGCCCAACAAGCGCGCCGTTTACCACATGCAAAACAGGTTCTTTCGACAGCAGTGCGATGTCTTTTTCTAACGAGTTGGCCGCTGAGATGTTGCCTTTTGCCATAAACGCGTTTTTTTGTTGCCGCAAAATTGCAAGCTGTTGGTCTTTTGCCGTGTTTGTTGGCGCAAATGCATTTGCAGCAGGCGGCTGCGCGGCCATAGGTGCAAGAGCATTTTCTGTAGGCGCGCCAATTGCAGCGTTGTACCCTGTGTACGGTTCATTGGCCGCAGGGCCGGCAGGGGCGCCAATTGCGGCGTTGTACCCCGCATAGGGTTCGCTCATACCACCACCAGCAGCAGGCGCGGCAGCAGTAGGACCACCCATGCCCATGATGCGCTTGTTATCTTCAAGGTCTTGCAACTTTTGCATGATCGCAATGCCATGCGTCATATGCTCGGGCATACCCGTGTCGATCATTGCTTGCGCAGCAACTTTTACGTTCGATGGGCCACCTTGTGCAGCAATGGTTTTTTGCAGCCGGTCGAGCGCCGCTGCATCGCGTTTCATCTTTTCCAGCTGCATCCCCGACACTTGCGTGGACATCTGCGCCTGAGAGAGTTGTTGCTTTGCCAGCGCGTTCTGCTGCTGTTGCTCCTGACCCTTGTAGTAGCTCCCCGCAATCTCCGCAGGAAGGTTCTGGTTCAGGATGCCAAAATTAATTTCGCCGGCCATGATTGATCCTTAGTAGTACATGCCTTCAGCAAACGCTCCGCCGTACTGGCCTGCTTGATTTGGATTGCCACCGCCGCCAAAGAGGTTGCTCAAGGAACTGTTGCCAAAGTTTGCCCGGCCCAGCGCGTTGCCGATGCCCGAGTAGGCAGACCCGTAAGCGTTGGCCCCAGCAAGAGCCGCGTTGCCTTGGTTGGCTGCGTTGGTCATGCCGTACTGGCCGGCCTGATTGGCGTAGCTCTGGCCTCCTTGAGCAAGCGCATTGTTCGCTGACTGCCCAACGCCTGCTAGACTTTGCAGCGGTTGCAGCATGTTGGCGCGATTGGTCTGATAGCGGTTGAAGGCGTTGCCGTACTCTTGCGATGCCAGCCCTTGCCGGTATTCTTCCATGCCTTTCATGGTTTGACCGGAAATCAGTCCACCTCTGGCACCAGCTTGATGACCCATTGCTTTTAGACCTTCGCCCAACCTAAACCCATAGCCTGGATCGGCTTGGTAGTCGGCCATGCTGAACGGTCTGGAAAACTGACCGCCAGGCGCAGTACCTTGTGTCAGTTGCGCTAACGCGTTTGTCCCGGCAGCAAGATACGGCGCCTGATTGGCTTTCTGCTCGTTGAACATGTCGCGCTGAAGCTGCGTCTGTTCCCGCGCAGCAGCGGCAGAAATGTTGGCCGCATCTTTAGCGGCGCCCGCTTGCTTGTTTGCGCCAAACAACGATAACAGTGTTGATCCTGCTGCTGCCATCCATGCCATGTTACATGCTCCTTAATTCGTCAAGTAATTGCCGCGTGACGCCGCGATTGATCGTAAGCCCAGAGAACTGGGGCTGCATCTCGATGCGAGCAAGCGCCGCGTGCCGTTCACCGTCGAACGGTTTCTGTACCAAGTATTCGTAAATTTCCACCGGATCGCAGAACAGGTCTTGCCAGTCAACGTGTAGCCCTTCGATGGCGTCCAGCTTACGCTCATCGCCCGCGCTCAACTTTGGCGCGCCTATGGCGTCTAGGCTTCTGTTTATCTCGGTCAGGCTGCGGTGCAAAATGACTTTTCTAGCCGGGTGGCTTCGCACCCAATCGCTAAAATTATACGCGCCAGTGCAGGATACGCCTAGCACCTTGCGACTAGGAATAAAGTCCCAGTTCCGATAATGATGCTCGTACAGTGGGTCGTGCAGGCAATGCGTCGTGTCCGTGGTCAACCAGTTCGATGCCCAGGTAGTTCCCGACCGGGGCAACGCGATGACCATGAACTCAATCATGTCAGCACTTCCACTTCTTCAGCGCCAGTGCCTTGCGGGTAGGCTCGCCCTTGGCGTCTTTCATCGGACCCGGCACGCCGCCCATCCGGGCGCAAAACGAGTCCTTGCGCGGGCCACCCTCGGGCTGCGGTGGCTTCAGCCCCGGCTTGCCGGGGTTTGCCGCGTTGTACGAGGCGCGGCCCTTGGCGTTCAAGCCGCCCTCGGGGTTCTTTCCTTCCTTGCGCTGCCAGGCTGGAGTTTTCATTTGGCCTCCAATGCAACTATGCGAGCGGTCAGCGCATCAATCTGCGCCTTCTGTACTTTAATGGCCTCAATCGCCACCGCCAGCACTGAGCGGTCGAAGTAGCCCCAAGGTTTTGATGGCTCAGGATCAGGCGCAGCCTCGGGACCAATGGCGGCGCGGACGTTCTGAGCATAGAAGCCCAACTGCCGTCCCGGCCCCATGTTGGCCTCGGGTTTGCCAAAGTAATAGCCCGGTTCCAGCGCCATAATCATTGACATGGGGTCGGCGACCACCCCGTCTTTGATCTTGTACGTCTCATCCGAGACTGAACTGATGACACCAGCAGCGGAAAATGTAGCTGAACCAGCGCCATAGGAGGCCATAGTGATAACGCCAGAACTGGCAATTGCCAATTTTGTGCCACCGCCCCCAGATGTTCCCGTTGCAAAGTAAAGCGCCGCTGGGACAGTTCCCGCGCTGACGGCGCCGTCAACTACGACATTGATCGCGGCTGGGGTCACAAGAGCAGTGCCGTCTGTACCCACAAACGCAAGTGCTGTAAGCGTGTCCCCAGTTTGAACTGCATCGTACGCAGTGGCAGTTGTGCCACGGGATTTGCCAAATGTTATGTCCGGACCAGTTGCATTTGCGATGTACTTAAAGAACACCGCATTTGGCTGGCCTGTCGTTGAAAGAACCTGAAACTTCTGCGTAAAGTTGGTGGCGGCAGAGTTGACCACCACGCCGCCAAGCAGGCTTGTGACGCCCGTAACGCCAAGGGTCGTGCTGGCTGTGATTGCGGCGGCGGCTAGGGTGCCGGTAAAGGTGGGCGATGCCGAGAAGACTAGGTTGGTGCTGGTCGTGCCTGTTGCGCCGCTAGCTGTGTAGCCCGTGATGTTGTTGAACGAGGTGATGCTGGCCGTGGTCGCATTGGTGCCGCCATTGGCCACAGGAAGCGCCGTGCCAGAGTAGGCGATGGCAAGAGTCCCGGCAGCAGTGATCGGCGAACCAGTGACGCTCAAGAACGCCGGCACGCTTGCCGCTACGCTGGTGACCGTGCCAGTTCCCGTTACCGTTGTCCAAGTCGGGGCGCCTGCGCCGTTCGACTGTAGAACCTGGCCCACGGTGCCTACGGCAGAAAATGCGTAGGCTGTGCCGGTGCCATAAGGCACAGCGCCAGCCGTTGGCGTTGCGGTGGCGTTCGTGCCGCCGTTGGCGATTGCCAATGTTCCGGCAAGCGTAACGGCGCCAGCAGTTGCGGTCGCAGGAGTCAGGCCGGTGGTGCCACCGGAGACGGTGGTTTGCGTAGCGGCGACCGTTGACTGCTTGGTGACGCTGCCCTGCACCACCGCGACAAGCTCGGTGCCCGTAATTGCCCCCGCAGCGGGAAGGTTTGATATTTTGACGCCGGCCATGCTGGCTCCTTAGTTGGGTACGTCAGCGGCGGTGCGGCTGATCTCGACAAAGTTGGTGCCGTCGCACAGGAACGTGATTGAGCGGTTTTGACCCGTAGCCGGCGAGGTCCAAGCGGCCATTTTATACAGCGCACCCCAGGTCACAGCGCCCAACGCGCTAGAGTGGAAGTTGCACACGTTGATCGTGATGATCTGGCCGTCGTACACATATGTCGGGTTGGCAATTGAGAACGCTGTAGCGTTTGGAATTTGCAGCGTGAAGGATTGGTAACTGCCGTTGTTGATGCCGTAGACGCCAAGGCTGACGGTAACGGTCTGGCGCTTGGGGATGAACGTGGCGGCGTAGGTCTGGCCGCCCGAGGTGACGTACATCAACGGCACGGTGGTGGTGCCGCCCCACTGGAACGTCCCCAGCGGGCCAAAGCTGCCCATGTACGTCAAAGATGCTGGCAGCACATTGGCGGTAATTGGCGCGCCAACTTGAAAGCTCAAGTAGCCGGGGTTTGTGCCCGCGTTGCCGTTTGAGATTGAGAAGCTCTTGGCAGCAGCGTCAGTTGTGGAGAAGAACAAATCCCGGTCGATGCCCTCGCTCAAGGACATGAACGAGGCGTTGGAAAAGAACGCAATCGTGTTGCCTCGGAACGATACGCCGGGGTTCGATGAACCGACACCATCGAACCAGTTGAATTGGCACCCGCTGACGTTGAAGAGCCCCTCGCCTGCGGTACCC